GATCGAGAGCAGAAGGTGTGACCTGGAGCGTCTTCTGACCGAAGACCACGATTCCATCACTCGGGAACTTGGCAATCGGGTTGATGTTAGCTGTGTACCGGGGCGCCCGGGCGATGAGGAGCAGCTGGTGCGAAACGTCGACGATGGGAATTCCGGCAGCGCCTTCGGTGAGACCACCGCGGTTGAAGCCAGCGGGGGCAAACCAAACCTGGGTCTTCTTCTGCGAGCTAGAGAAAGTACCGACAGCGGCGACTGAAGGGGGAACCCACAGTAGAGCGCCATTGATGGAGTCTCGGGCCCGAAGCCAGGGATAGAAGGTACAAGCATAAGAGCTGTTGATTCCGCGCGCTTTGAGGCTCGTGATGACGTTATTGAGGGCGGCGGCCGTATTATTACGAACCACTGTACGGCCTTCGGCCCGTGGCGTAAAGCCGTCGGGGAGGTCAATCACAGCCAAGGCATCAGCACGGTCTTCACAGGTCTGATAGAGATGTGAGGTAAGACCGTCATCAGTAAGGCCAGGGATCGAGGCGAGGTTCATGCTCACCACTTCAGGGTCGGCCACTGCATCGATGGCCCGCTTGATAGTGGCGCGCGCATAGTTAAGATTCTCGTTAGTGCTGTCGTTAATGAAGCTATTACGGAAGGGATCCATCTCAGTAATATCGAGACCATCATAACCTCCATACACCGGAATCGTAAAACGGTCATAACCTGCGTTGAGGACACCTACTGTGGAACCACTACGGGCGGTCCACGATGACCCGGTTGCTCGGAGACCTTGAGCCCAGACAGTGGTGCTCAATGTGCCATTGGGATCTCCAGATCCACTAATAGGTCCAATATCATCCAGGGAGAAAGCCACACTGCGGTCGCAACGGGCCGTCGGTGGTGCGAACTCACCAATAATACCGCCGCGTGGGCGCTGGAGGTCGGCGACCGACTCAGCAAACCGCGTCGATCCCGGCGACCGGGTGGTGCGGAAACCGAAGTAAGCGTCGGTTTCATTCGTAAGGCCCCCGTCGGATGCACTGAGGCGCATGGCCGGGGTCGGGTAGATGAGATTGAGGCTGGCCGTCGCTGTCGCGTTATAGTTCTTATATTTAACTAATCCGAAGTCGTGGCCGGTTCCGGCTTCGGGCATCGAGGCACTATAGTGCGGAAGGATCCCAGAGGAAGTAACGAAGTTTGCGGCGCGGACTGAACCCGAAACGCCAGTCACATCAGCATATTTGACCAGCCCAAGCCAACCAAATGGAAGGTACTTAGCGTCAAGGCTGCCTGCCTCCAAATCACTGTTAAGCTCCACTCGGATATACTTGGAGACATTGGGCCAATCGCCCTGTGTCCGGTAACGACGTTCTGCTGCAACCCAGGTGCGATATTGAGTACCAATCTTGCGCCCAATATAATTGAGAGAGAGAGGATTGAGATCGCAGTCGTTGTACTGCTCCAAGACCTGAACCACATTGTCAGAATCATTCAGGTGACGAATCATGACGGTGAAGGTACCATATGGATTGCTTTCGTTGGTGGACACCTTGATGTCCTGAATTGAAATCTTGAGATTGCGGTTCGTCCAATCACCGTGATCGTTAGTAGTGATGAATTTGAAGAGCTGTTGCGACCCGGAAGCGACGTAGCTCCCGCTATTAGAAGACAAGTCCTGCCCAATAACCGGGGGGGTTTGGCCTCCGATCACCGGAGATAAATGATCACCGCCCTTGTCGCTTCCGCTCACCAATGGAATCATGGCGGCGTAACAGTTAGCCGCGGAGATGTTGTCAGACAAGTGCTGGTCAAAAGTCTCCCCGAGCCAATAGTTTACAGCCTGAGTTGGCTCAGTAACATCGGTATTAGTCAATTGTGGGTTGGTGTTGAATACTTTGCGAATGTAGTATTCGGAGCCGCGATCAAAGTTGAAGGTAGTAGTATAGGTTGTCGTACCGCTAGCGTTCAGTACTTGGCCCGTAAAGCTATACGACGCCCCAGTATTCTTAATAGCGGTGTTGAGGCCCGAACTTGCAGAGGCCTCGGCGCCGGGACCATAAACGCTTCCGCTCAAAGCCGCGGCTGTGCCCTCAGCAGTGCTATAAAAAATAGCAGCAAGAGCAGCGCTCGCGGTCACTTTTGTGGTGTCCATTGTGCCGTCACTAGAGCCCGATTCAAAGATGAAAAGCCCTACAGCGCCAGTGATACCAGTTGCAGAGTTCCACCCAGCAAGTCCTGCACCAGTGGCGGCAGGAGTTTGTTCGCCGAGCAGTCGAATATAAGTCAGAGGCGAACTGTTGCGCAGATAAGCTTGGGCTGCATACGTACCGTACATGGGCGAAACTTGATTGCCCTCTCTCCAGACATCACCGCCCATGCCACCAGGGACGGGCGAGCCAAAAATGTTCACAAATTCCGAAAAGGAAGCAACTGTGACCGGCCGCATTGAGGGGCCTTTTTCGGCGCGGCCGATGATGACCGGGCCTTCCCCTGCGGGAGAGGCGGGGAGCTGGGAGTTGTCAATCTCGTTGACGAAGACTCCGGGGGATACGAATCTGTAATTCTTCACTGACATAAGACTTGGTCTCCTAAACCTGAGATATTCTTATTGTAAATAGTACGAGACCGTCGCAATAGAATACCCCTTTGCTATTATTCTCTATAAAAGGCATCCTTCACGGTGGTGGGAATATCACCGAGCATGGTTTGCTCTCTAGAAAACTTGAATTCGACGGCGTTTTCACGCTTGACAATTTTGGGGCGCTCTTCGTTCTCGCCGGCTCCAATTAAGTAACCTAACACCTCGATATTTATATTAGTTTCGTAATTGCGCTCGGCCATACCGAGGTTACTTTGGTTGGCATTATTTTGAAATCCACCCTCAATAAATACTTCGTAGTAATGACCCTCTTTGTGGATGCGTTTTGGCATGCGCGAATTACCCGATACTGTAACAAAAGGTTGGATCAGTTGGTTCATCTGCTGCTGGTACTCAGTGCGGAGAGAAATCTCATACTGAACTTTGACCCACGTGGGCAACGGAATTGTCATGGTTTCGTACACCACTTTCTGAGTTGACATGTCTCGTTTGCTGCTGTTATACATCTTGGATCGGACATTGTTGTCGGGACCATAGCGCTGGTTGGCGGCCGCGTTTTGAAACTCTGCCGTTTTCTTTTGATTGATCCGGCGAGCGACTGTGATCGTGCCGCCTTTAGGATCGGGATAAGGATAGAGGTTAGCGTAGACGGTACCCTTGAACGTCGGGTCCTTGGTAACGTTAGTTCGAGTAAGAGTCATCAGGGGAAGGATCAAGGTTCCCTCGTCATCACGCAGATCTTTGTTATTCTTGATCTGAAAAGCACGTTCGGCTGTCACCCAAAGAGGCGGAACACGGTTAAAACCCTCGTTTGTGCTTACAAATAAGTCTAAATCATTGGTCAAAAAGTCCATCATGGCTCCATCGATTGTCTCTAGTGTCGAGGACATAAACTCGATTACTTGAAGTTCTCCTTCAACTTTCTTGTCTCCCATGTAAGCAAATCGGATTGGGATCTTGGATTGGAGTTCAGCTTGTGTTTTTTTACTTCGCGACATGGAAATTACCTCTTCTAGACTTGATGCACTCGGCGCTCACCTGGAAAATATGCTCTACTTGACCGAAGTAATAGCGAGTGTTATTATAGGTACGCACGATTTCATAAAATTCCTCTCCATACTGCACGAAATCTCCCGGACGCACGAAAAGATCTTGGTCTTCTACCAGGCGACGACGGTGAAAATTGACAGTTAGCTTTGTTTTGTACTCATAGCCGTACTTCTCATTGCTCTGTTCGTTCTCGACGATGACATATGCATAGACGCGCACGGGAGGAAGCATTACTTTGTTGACAGCTTCGCCATACACATTGTGAAAGTTAGTGGCTTCTAAGGACACGGGATAGTAGGCAATAGTTTGCCCTAACACTCGTTCAGCTAATTCATCGTTAACCTGCTTAACAAGGTCCCTCTCCTTCTTCCCAAAGAACATGGGAGGAGGGGGAGCCGCTGGTTGTGTCCACTTATCTTTAGGATCTGCCATGACTCAACTACCCTACAAAGATGCCTTGAGGGATATTCTGAAGTACCTTGGCAGTAGAATCCTGTAGGGTTGCGTCCTTGGTAGCCATTTCCACATAGGTCAGCTCATCAAGGGTTGTCTTGAGTTCGTCACGTAAGGCGTCCTGTTCGGCTTTTGCTTGCGAAAGAAGCTCCGATGCATTAAGGGTCACACTCTCGCCAGGGATCGGAACAGTGGCAAACTTGCCACGAACCTGACCTAGCATCTCTTTTGTTAAGGCTAGGGCAAACCGACGAATCCACTGCTTACCAATTGCGTTGATGTTCTCAAAAGGCAAGTTAGTAAACGGTAGGGTGTTCATATTGTTGATTCCCTTGATTCCCGACTTAGGTTCTCCAGATCCCTCTTCCCATGGGGAATATTGGTTCTCAATGCTGAATTGGACCCAGAACTTTTTAGGGCTGGTCATGTCAGGCTGTGGGAATATCCTCAGGTTATTGTTCTTAATCTCATACGAATAGTGAGAAATTCGGGTATAGAGCGCGTCTTCGTATGCCATGGCCTGCAGCTTGTTTTGCCAGGTGGGAACAATCTCAAAAGTCGAATCGTCCGCATACTGTCCATAAGTACGCAGGTTTCCTACGACGGAGAAGCCACCATAATATCCGTAGAAGCGCCACATGGAGCGCGGTGTTCTATAGAATACCTTTCTAATCACCACGCGTTTATCTTGCACTTGACCCCCATAAGGGAGAGTGCCTGTCAGCGCCGAAGAAGCGGATAAGATTGTTTGAAGATTGTAATCTTGCTGATTGGGAACCATTTTGAAAGAACCAGAATAAATAGGCAACGTTCCTCCGAGGCCCACCTCTGTTGCGGTGCGATCCCAGACGCGCCGCGGAAAACCATAGTCAAATCGGGGATAAGCAAGCGATGCACTAGCTCCGGAAAGCTCATTGGTAATGGTGCCATCCTGATCAAATGTACCCGTTGGAGCGCCGAGCAGATCAGATAGAGCGTTTTTGCTCTGATGAATGTTAAGAATATATGAATATTCAAGGACAGCTTCTTCATAAGCTGCATAAACATTACCGGGAGCTAGCTCAATATCAAGGACATCCCCACCAAGCTTTTTGTATGTAAAAGCCACTTGATCCGAAGCGCCCGACAAAAATGGGGTAGAGGCGGCATAAATCCCAAATGGAAGCGACGCTGTAACATCGGCCACTGTCCCAGTGACGGGGAGCACATTTGCATTGCTCGTTGATTTAGGATATAGTTTTGGGATCGCCATGCTTTTACCTCGTGTATAGTCTATTACTAAATAGAAAGCCCCGCCTCAAAAGAGACGGGGCTTTCACTATTTTGACCTACGTCAGTTATGCTTAGCCGACAAGGCCGCGGACAATAACGAGTCCGTACATATCAGGACGCACCATCTTCTTGGCGTATCGAGTCATCACGCCCTTGCGAGGCACGAAGTCTTCGACACCGAAGATCGTAGGTGTGGTCTGC